TTGCAAACGGTGCGGGATCTGGTAACACTGTATCTATTACAGGGTGTGGATCAACCGTTCTTACCGCAGGTTTTGGTATAATTGTAGAAACTACATCTACACTACATACATATGCGTTTCATAGATTAGTACCAAAAGCAACAGAGGTTACAACTGTAGCTGGTATTTCATCTAACGTAACAACTGTAGCGACAAACATTGCAGATATTAATACAGTTGCTGCTGATTTAAATGAAGGCACATCTGAGATTGATACTGTTGCAACTAATATTACTAATGTAAATACTGTTGGTAATGCTATCGCTAATGTTAACACAACAGCTGGTAGTATAGCAAACGTAAATACTACAGCTGGTAGCATAACTAATGTTAACAACGTAGGTAACAATATATCTAATGTTAACTCTGTAGCTGGTAATGCGTCTAATATTAACAGTGCAGTTAGCAACGCTAGTAACATTAACAGTGCAGTCAGTAATGCTTCTAATATTAACACAGTTGCTGGTTCTATATCTAACGTAAACACAACTGCTGGTTCTATATCAAACGTTAACACAGTTGCAAGTAATATAAGCAATGTAAATAATTTTAACGATGTATACCAAATAAATGCTAATGACCCCACAACTGATGGCGGTGGTAATTCATTAGCTGAAGGTGATTTATATTTTAATACTTCTGCTAATAGATTAAAAGTATATAATGGATCAGCTTGGGTAAATGGTGTTGAAATTAGTGGTTCTGGAGCAGTTACTACTGGTAACACATTTACTGGAGATAACAGATATAACGATGGAGTAAAAGGTCTGTTTGGTACAGGGTCAGATTTAGAAGTTTATCATAATGGTAATAATTCTCATATAGATCATGTAGGTACTGGTGATTTCTTTATTAGAACTATCGGAAGTGGAGATAAAGATCTTTATTTGCGAGCTAATAATGATGTTTTTATAAAACCACAACTTAATGAAAATGGTGTATCAGTTTATGGTAATGGACAAGTAGAACTTTACTACGATGCTGTTAAAAAGCTTGAGACAAGAAGTAATGGTATTTATGTATCTGGACTAACTGAAACTGGTACATTTCTTGCTACCAGTACAAGTGAATTTCGCAACAATGTAAAGTTTGATGGTGCTACTTCTGGCGTTGATATTAACTTCTTTAGATCAAGTAACAGTCTTGGTTTTAGTCATAATGCAAAAGCAAATTTTGGTGGGTCAGGTAATTTTTCAATTTATTATGATGGGTCACAAAATATACTACAAGGTGATTCTCCAACTGTTTTCAGAAATGCAGCTGGAAATGAAACTCTTGTAAAATTGACACCAAACGGTTCTGTAGAACTCTATCACGATAACACTAAAAGGTATGAAACTCATGCTTACGGAAGTAAAATTACGGCTAGTGGTGCTGAACCTCATGGCTCAAATGCTGTTACTCGTGCTGCATTAAACATATCAGGTCAATTTGGTGGTGGAATTTGTTTAGATGATTTAGGTAATGGAGGTTTCACTCATTTCTTAAGTGGTGCTGGTGCTGTTTACAACATAAGTACTGCTGTTGGTAGTCTCTCAACTGAAAAATGTATTGAGATGAATAGAAATGGAAATGTAGAACTTTACTATGACAACAGTAAAAAGTTAGCGACACGATCAAACGGAATAACAGTTACAGGGTACACATATTCAGATGGTGTAACGATAGGTAACGGTACTGCTTACAAATATCTTGCTGGTGATTCAAACCAACTTCAAATGTATCACACAGGAAGTGGTGGTAATGGGTATCTTGTTAATAGTACTGGTACATTACATCTAGGAGGGGGCACTGTTGGACTTACTAATGCTGCTACTAATGCTTTTTTAATAAGAGCAATAGCTGGTGGCGCAGCAGAGCTATACCACAACGGTACTAAAAAGTTTGAGACACAGAGTTATGGAGTAAGTGCTACAGGTCAAATTTATGTATCTACCTCAGGAACAACTCCAGGATTTTCTCTTAGTGATAATGGAAGATCTGCTTGGGGAAGTGGTAATGACTTACAAATTTATCACACTGGAACCAACACTTACATATCAAATAGCACAGGAACATTATATACACTTTCCGATACTTACGAAATAAAAGGTAGTGATGGTAATGAAACACATCTTAAGACCGTAAATAATGGAGCAGTAGAACTCTATTACAACAATACGAAAACTTTTGAAACAACTTCTAGTGGAGTTAGTGCTACTGGAAATATTGTTAGTACTGGAAATATTCTTGGTACTGGAACTTCTATGGAAGTAGGAGATTTTGGTAGTGATGGTAGTGCTGCGGTTAAAAGAATAAGAATGACTCAAGGTGGTGAAATCCATTTTGGAGATACTACTACCAGTAACTTTATAGGTATTACAGAAGGTACAGTCGATCAGTTTACTGACACAGACAGGATAGGTATTTATTATAGAAATGAATTAAAATTATATTCTAATAATAATAACGCTAGATGGATTTTTAAGTCTAATGGTAATTTTGTACCTAATACAGATAGCAATGTTGATATTGGTTCTAGTTCCGTAAGAATTGCAAACGGATATTTTGACACACTATATGGTGACGGATCAAACCTTACAGGTATTAACACAGACTTAGTTGCTGACACAAGTCCTCAATTAGGAGCTGACTTAGACACTAACAGCCATCATATATTGTTAGATGATAGTCACGCTGTTAAATTTGGTAATGATACAGATTTAGAGATACAACATACTGGTAGTTATGCACATACACATAACGCAACTGGTAATTATATTATTGATACTGCTGGTAATTTTTATTTAAGAAATTCTACTGGTTCAGAAACATATATACAAGCTACTGCTAACGGAGCGGTAGACTTATATCACGACAACCATAGAAAACTTTCTACAAAAGGCAGTGGAATAGAAATCCCAGGTAACTGTGCTATAGAATTAGACAGCGGTAATTGGACAGGAGAACATGCTGGAAAAATACAACATCACTCAAACTGGTTGTATTTACAAGGTGGCTCTAATGGCTTTAAGTTTAGACATTCTGATGGTACTAACAGATGGAATATAGATAGCAATGGTCATTTTACTCCTAATGCAAATAATACTTACGATATTGGTTCAACATCTGCCAGAGTAAGAAACATTTACACCAATGACCTTCACTTATCTAACCAAGGATCATCTAATGATGTTGATGGTACATGGGGTGACTGGACAATACAAGAAGGAGAATCAGACTTGTTCTTAAAAAATAACCGTTCTGGTAAGAAATATAAATTTAATTTAATGGAGGTATCTTAATGGCATTATACAGAGATTTAGATGGTAGTGTTACAGAAACTTCTGCATGTAGATCTTGGGTCTTTTTTAATGGCACAGGAACAGTAGCTATAAATACATCTTTTAACATTAGTTCAATTACTGATGCTGGTACAGGTAAATACAGAGTAAATCTATCTAATTCTAATCCTAACACTAGCTATGTTTGTTTAGCTACAGGAACAGGAGGACAGAGTAGTGGAGGTACTGCAACATTAGATACTGTACAATTTATGGGAACTGGAGCTAATCGTCCAAATACTGACTCTTCTTATCAAATTAGAGCAGTAAGTGGTACTGGTGGTGAAACCGACATGCAACAAGTCCATACCGCAACATGGAGGGAAGATTAATGAGAATTGTTTACAAAGATAATAACGGAGGAGTTAGTATTGTTATACCTGTTTTAACAGCAACTAATCCGACTACAGGTAAACCTTTTACTATTGATGAAGTAGCTGCGAAAGATGTACCTACTGGTAAAAAATACAAAAAGATAGAAGATTCAGATGTATCAAGCGATAGATCATTTAGAGATGCTTGGACAGTTGATGAGTCAGATCTTACAGATGGAGTAGGAGCATGAGCATTATAAAAATAGATATGACAAAAGCTAAAGAAATTCACAAGGGTAAAATAAGACAAGCTAGGACACCTAAACTTCAAGAGCTTGATGTTGAATTTCAAAAAGCATTAGAGTCAGGTTCAGATACTTCTGCAATCGTATCTAAGAAACAAGCATTACGAGATGCACCAGCTGATTCTGCTATAGAAGCAGCTAAAACTGATACTGAGTTAAAAGCTCAGTGGAATAAAACGATACTTGGAGATTCTCCTTATTGAAATGGCAATTACAAAAACTTGGGAAATCAACACCCTAGAAAGAGAACTAGCTGATGGCTATGTTAAAAAAGTAATTTATCGTGTAAAAGGTATAGACGGTAAAGAAGAAAAAGCAAGAGCAACTGGTGAGGTAGAACTTACCAAACCAGATACTCTTGTACCTTACAAAGATCTAACTGAGTCAACAGTACTTGGTTGGGTTAAAACAAAACTTGGAGCTGATGAAGTTACTGCTATAGAAAAATCTTTAGAAGATGAAATAGCACTTATTAATACACCAGTTACAGCTACAGGAAAACCTTGGTAATTTATTATGACTAGACCAACCACTGAACAATTAAAAACATCACTTGAAGAGCTTGTACAAACATATAATCAAGCTCTACAAACACAACAAAACTGTAAAGAAGCTATTATAGCTACACAAGCGGTTTTAAAAGATAGGGAGTTAGAAAATGGAACTACCAACGATACTAATTCCAAATCCACAGAAGATTGAAACAATTTCTATACCGCTACCCACAGCTGACGTTCCTAGTTATGTACCTTTGGTAGTACCTCCTAGTGATCTTAAAGAACCAGAAGGTACACAACCAGAGACTACAGAAACTACGGAACAACCAGCACCAAGCATAAACATACCAATGATTAACATAGATGTACCACTACCTACTTCAGAAGTAATAGTGGCTGCAAGCTATGCAGCGGTATCTGCCGTAGCGGTTACTACGTTTGCTCAACCATTTTTTGACACTATAAAGAAAAAAATACAAAAGTTTATACAAGGTAAAATAGACAAATGGAAGAAAAGAAAAAAGGATTAGTTACTAAACTAAAAGACATTGCTGAGGATAAAGAGCACCAAATAGAAATATTAGGTACTTTTGTTCGACTAGGCGTTGTTGTTTGGTCTGGGTTTATTATTACCATGAACTATGTAGATATTCCTATGGTTAAGAAAGCGGGAAATAGCGATATCACTTTTGTGGCCAGCGTTTTCACAGGAGCACTAGCTACATTCGGTCTTACTACAGGTAAGAACGGAGGTAGTAAAACACCAACTAATTGCCCTATGGCAAAGAAACAAGACCCTCCAAAAACATGAAAAAATTAATTCTTGTTTTAGCTTTGCTTATACCCGCAGTAGCTAGAGCAAATACTGTCACGCCCCAGTTTACTACAGGGTCGATGAACAGCACGACCACAACCACACAAACCATAACCGAAGTAGAACAGCGTCAAGTTTTTGGTGCTGAAGTAAAAACTTGGGATGGATCTAATATATCAGTAGCTGCTAGTGCTGGTATCGCTGGAGGCGATGCAGTATTTACTGTTACTGACACTACACTACCGTGGACATTAGAAACAACAACAAGAGACGCTGGATTAGTAGAACAATGGGATACTACAAGAAACTATACAATCAACTCTACTACTACCTCGCTCTCTGTATTCTCACAATAACACCAGCATATGCGGAAGGAGACGTTAACAACTCGTCCAACCCTGTGGCAGCAGCAACAGGAAATGTTACCAATCAGGCTGTGCAATTTCAAAATAATGGAGCATCGTCTAGACAACAATATGGTTCTGCCATATCTTGTAATGGATCAACAATGACGTTTAGCCCTTTTTATATGGGTAATCACACAAACCCTTACTCTTACAATGAAGATACTGAAAACTTATATCCATCTAGTTATCAACTAAATGAGAATTGGGGTTTTCAAGTTAACTTTATGATTCCGTTAGACCGTGAAGGTTTGAAACAATGTAAAGAGATTGCTGCAAGGCAAGAAGAGAAGATGAGGCTCGACTACGAGCTTGTTCGTGCATTAAAATGTGCAGAACTACAACAAAAGGGATTTACGATACGCCCTGGAACTCGTGTTTATGGCATGTGTTCTGACATCGTACCTATTCAATCATTACTACCGAAAGATGTTAGCACTACTAAAACCAATCGTTTTAACTTTTTTAAAAAGTGAGAAATTTAAAATATTTGTAATTGACTTACTAGAAAAGTTATCCAAAGAAAGCGATAATGACCTTGACGACAAGGCAGTAGAATTTATTAAAAGAGGATTAAAAGTTGAGTAAAGTTAGCAGAGCTGGAGAGTCACAGTTTAACGAGTTACATAATCTCGTCACCGAAGAGTTCTTAAACAGAATAAAAAATGGTGAAGCTACAACTGCTGATTTAAAGGCTGCATCTGACTGGCTATACAAAAATGACATTACGGGGGTTGCGTTTGATACGTCACCTCTTAGCAAATTAGCTGACGTAATGCCAAAAATTGATTTTGATGCAGTACAAAAAGCAGTGAAACGCTAATGGCTCCCAGACGTAAACCACTCTCCCAGTTACGGAGAAGTGCAAGAAATTACAGACTTAACCCTAAGTCTAGATTAAAGAAAAATGCTGCCCAAAGACAAAGAAACAAAACCACAGAAAACAAAAAGTATAGAGCCGAACTTAACCGTGCCAGGCGGAAGGCTGGGGAATACGGCAAAGGCGGTAAGGATTTTTCACACACTAAATCAGGAAGATTAGTACGTGAGAACCCTTCAACAAACAGAGCTCGAAATCGTGGTAAAAAATGACACCAGTACTTCCTAC